CTATTCCATACCCAGGGCTTGTGACCTTCCTGGTTAAGGTCGATCTCCCAGCCTTTTTCTTTGATAACCAATTTCTCGCTGTATTCGTCGCCAGGGATCACCCAGTGAGTTTCGTAAAGCTCATTTTCTGGGTTAGGCATTACATACTCGCTCATAGAGCTGTCAGCTTCAACAAAAAACTGTCCGATCGCTACAACTTCGACCATAGCTGCAGTCTTACGAACTACCTTGTAATAGTCGATATTGGTCTGGTCATAGCCCCAGCTCGCACTGAGAATATGTCCGATCTCGACGTCTGCCATAGATTCAATTTTCTTAGCTTCTAATACCTGGCTCATTATGCAGCCACCTTTCCGTATTCGACGTTAATTCCAGACCAACCGCCAGAGCGATACGCCTTTTGGTATTGGATTACAAGAGCTTTAGCACGAGCCTCGCTGACTTCAGCATTTACAAGCTCAAAATCACTTTCACGTTCAACGATCTTTAACTGAACTTTCTTAGCTACCTTAGCCATTTTCTTCCTGCTTTCTGTCGGGGTTTCCTGCCCCTACATCTCTAAGTGTAATGGTTACACCTACCCTGTCAAGCAGGTTTCAAGATATTTTTTAATTTATTTTTGAGAGATTTTGAGATTTAAGCCAGGCTCGCCGTAGCTTTTCGAGCTATGGATCTCAACTACCTGGGCGTCGTCAAGATAGACAATTCCAGTTAAACTGTCTAATACTGCTCGGATCAACTTATCGAGGTCAGGTGGAACGGTCGGCATATCGCGCTTTACCGTGCGTGGCTTGAGCATAAAGAAATCCAGCTCCATAGCTACTGGGCCTTCGATCAGCTTTGCGTGTTCAGCTTTAGCTGCGAGAGCTATCGTGGAACGCCAGACCGCCAGAGCTGAGCCCTGGGAGTGAATGACGCGTCCGTGTATGACCTTCATAGACCCCTGGGGGACTGGTAGGCCGTCTACGCGGAAGCTAATCACCGCGTAAGTATTACAGATTAAAGTACGAGTGTCACAGCGTCAGTGACGACTTCGTGCTTTGCAGCTTGTCCGTCAGTCAGGTAGAAGTCAAAGGCACCGTGTTGATCTGGGCCTGTAACATCTTTTACGATCCAGGCGTGTCCGTTTATGGATACCTGGTCTCCCCACTGCACAGCTGCTGGAGCTACGATCTTTGTCATTATTCCTCCGTCTAGGTGTAATGATTACCTGTAAGGGTACAGCATTTATGTAACCTGTGTGCGTTCAGACGCACCCAAAAGTTCTCGTAAGTTTTCGGGCATTGGAGAGCCTTTAGGGACGTCATCGGCAGTAAACCTGGGTGGTAACAAGGTAGGTCTGGTATCAGAGCCTCTAGAGCCCACTGGAAGGCTTTTAACGGGCATTGGGCCGTCCAGCCACCTCTCCTGATTTAGCCAGGTGCTAGCGTGAGCTGTAAATCCTTCTTCGCGGTTAGGGTCGTCGCGGTATCTTTCAGCAGCTTTAATCAGTTCATCGGCCTTAGCTTTCTTCAGCGCTTTTATCCAAGCTACGGTCGCTGCGCCTTTGGCAGTCTTTCGAGGATAGACCGTCCAAAAATTGTCGAATGATGAAGAGAGCTTTTTATTATCTTCTTCTTCTTCTTTATCTTCCTCTTCCTCTTCCTCTTCATATATTGGCATTTGCTTAGCATTTGCTTGCTTTTTGCTACCGCCGATTGAACCATTTGCTGCAAGCTTTGAGGATTTAGCTCGGATCTTGTCTAGATCGCGCTCGATCCTGGCTTGCACCCATAAATCGTCCTCGATCGTAAAAAACTCCGAAAGAATTGGCTCAATAGCTTTCCAGCGTTCAGCTGATAAACGAGCGACGTGCGCCAGGCGACCGTCAGTATTGTCCAACGGTTTCCCACGCTGCCAGTAATTCATAAGCAGTAATAAGTAAGCTCCGTGCTCCTCCGTCGTTAGGTGAGCTGTGTCAGCCAGGTAATCGGCAACGTAAAGCTGCATATACGGTAGTGACGTCATCGCTCCTCCAAAGCCTCGTGGATCATTGTTTTTGTAATTCCTAACGCTGCAAAATCTTCATAAACTCTATGCCTTATAGCTGCCTTGCCACCGTTGATAAGAGCCTGTCGTTCTGTTGTATCCATCCCACCCCACCATCCGTAAAACTCGTGAGTGGCTGCATACGTTAGACAACTTTTCCATAATGGGCAAGAGGCACAAAGAGCCCTAAGAGGTTTAATGTAAATTTCGGGATCTGGATATCTAATTTCTTCAAGTCGATAAAAGACGTCCACTTCGACTCCAGCGCAAGCTGCGTCCTCCCAATTTATCTCCGTGTACTCGGGCAACCCACTTCTCCTGTCGCGTCGTAATAGCTGCAGTAATTGACGCAGAATATCGCGTCCTTTTCTGGAGCTGGTGGCGACTCGCTGGAGATGGCGAGCTGTTTGACTTCTTCTAGCCAGGCTAAACCTTGTTTAGCTATTTTTGGATCGTACATTTCGATATGCGTTTTGATCTGAGCCATTTCACCGTCACGAGGTATCGCTACGAGAGCTACGTTTTCCACTTCATAACCGTTAGCTGACAAGAGATACCCATACAGCTGTACTTGAAGACGTTGCTGGGTGCTGGGAAAGTAACGAAGCGATTTGAGCTTTGTCGTTTTCCAGTCCACGATCGTTTTCTGATCCTTGATATAGAGATCGACGTGACCTTTAAGATCACCAGCTACGAACTCCTGCTCGATTAGGAAATTGTCACCGAATGGATCTTCGCGCTTGATCGCTTCAGCTACTCCCGCGTGGATAAAAGTACCCAGGATTGCAGCTAGAGCTTCTGTATTGGGATTGGTCTCAGGTGTACCTACCAGCTGGTGATAAACCTGGCGCCGACAGCCACCGATTTGAGATGGGCCGATTTCTACCTGGGTGGAGCGATCCCTGGAGTTGTCGTACGCCGTCAGAGACTTAGCCAGGAGATTAGATAAGTCCACCAGGTAATCCCTTCGCAGCTATAGCTATCGCAGCTGTCTTTGTCCGTCGGCAAGCGCCGTAATAGTCAGAGCTGATATTTGTCGGCTCTTCTATGAAGTCAAGCTCTCTGGCTATTCGCTGACGCCAGTATTGCTCGAACTGGTGCGCCAGGATCTCAAAGCTCAGCCCTCCGTCTACTTCTAAGAAGAGAGCGTCGTTTTGGATAAACGTTAAAGCTTGATCGTGCATAGCGATTGGATTTATCATTTTGTTTTCCTAACTATGTCTATCGCTACGAGGAAGTCAAAGCAGGGCTCGTGTTTAGCTTTCTTTGTTTCAGCCCAGCGCTCTTTGCATTTGTCGCAGACAAACTTTGAGAGCTTCTTTTCCATTTTTTTGCGAACGCGCTTGAACCTCATAGATCGAAACCTGCTCTCACGAGAGTACCGACTGATCGAGCTAAGTCGATTTGGGTTTTGATTCTGACTGAGTTAGCTCTGGCAGCTTTGACCAGGGCGTCAGCCTCTCCCATTTTGACGTGTAGCTCTTGATTCTCAATAAGCGCCATATCCTCACGCTCCTGCACGGTGTAATTCTTACCGTTAGGAGCTGACTTAGAAGCGAGCGCGATTCGAGATTTAGCTAGTGCGATCTCATAAGTAGATTTCGTCATAGCGTAGTTATTCTCAGCTGCAACGAGATCCGTGTGGCTCTCGTCCAGGAGATCGCTAAGCTTCTTGAGTTGTCGTTCAACCCCACCAGGGGTAGTTACTGGCTCACTCATTAACGTCAGGTACAGCTGTGAGCTTACGGTTTTCGATCTCCAGCACCTTCCAGGTGTCAGAGCTATAGCCGAATGGATCTGGCTCGAGAAGATAGCCTGAGCGCTCTAGCGCCTGACCTAGCTCTACTGCGTCGATCTTGAGCTCTTTAGCTACACGATCTACTGCCACCTGCTGATAGTTAATAGCTACTAACCAGCCCATTGAAGGCTCGAACTTCTTTTGCTTGTCGCTCACTTTGTTACCTCCTCTGGTAGAGCTGCAGCTCTAGTGTTAATCGCGTCTAAGATTGTGGTGCCATTGACCTTCATCTCGTGGAAATCCTTTTCCCGAGTCCAGAGCTCGCGCAGCTTTGCACGGTCAGTTGTAGCTGTGATCTCAGCCAAGATCGCCTGACCGTAGATAACTTCATCTTCTGTAAATACTCGAGCTACAGCTTTAGGCTTTGGCATTGTTGCGAGCGCAGGCTTGTCCGTCGTCTTTTCCTGACGGTTACGAACCTCCTCGGAGCTGGCGATACCCTTACGAGTGTCAGCTGCTAGGACTGCAACTATGGCGCGACCCCAGGCTGCCGTTTCTGCGTTTTGCACCTCGGAGTCACGGGTGAAATTGGTAGGCCCTGGGATTGGCTCCCAGGCCGTGCCGACCCCTGGACGAAGATCGTCAGGAGTACGGAAAGCTGCTGCTGTGTAGACGATCCAGTCTTTGCCTGCTACCTGGACGAACTCGTATTTGACTTGCTGAAGTGAGCCTGTAGGGAACTTTTCTCGAAACTCGACGATCCGTGTAGCTACGTCGATATAGTCCAGCGGGCCTTTGTAATTTGGAGCCATTTTTTGCCTCATTTCTAGGAGCCACTTTTGGGCTCGGTCGGGTGTAATCTATCCCGAGAATTACACCCTGGCAACTACCGTGTCGGGTGTGTCTAGCCTGTAAGGAGTGGGAGACTATGGCTATGGCCTTTTCATCTGTAGAGATTATTTTGGGTGGACTTTCTGTGAACGTCCAGACCGAGCTGACATACCCCGACGGTCTCGACGACCTGACTGCTCGCACTCTTTCAGTGTTCAAGGAAGCTGTCGCTACAGCTAAAGCTAACGACATAGATATTACGGTGATGAGCCTTCACACCGATTTTGCCGACCCAGACGACGAATAAAAAAAGCCTCGTAATACGGTTTTTAGGGCCGTAGAAGGAGGCTAATTTTATGCACTTATGGGTCAATATCGTGCGCCTGGCACTCAAGGGTTTTCCAGGGTGAACCTATGTAATTGTCCTGCCTTTTGGCATTGGGTGAAACTTACTACGCCAGTTGCAGACCTTCGTGAATATCCAGGTACGACACGCTCTTTATTTTTTTATTTGTATTCTCAAAGTCTGTAGTCGTCGGCATTTCCTGATCTAACCAGACAAGCTCAGCTCCAGCTAGATTGAAAGCCCAGACGCCGTTAGGGGTTGAGCAGATATAAACAGGGATCATTCCTTTATCAGCTGCAGCTTTGACCAGACGGTCGAACTTAGATTCCTCGATTAGAAGCTTGTCGTAGTGCGTCCGTCGGCATTTGAGCTCGACATAGATATTGCTGCTCTTTGAGTAACAGTCCCAGACCGAATACTGATCCGTAGCCTGGGTGAGATCTTCATAGCCCAGCTCTCGGACGAAGCTAAAGAGCTCTTGCTCGGTCACTTGTCTAACCAGACTTTGTAAGAAGCTGTTGTCCGTCCCTTAACAGGATCGACGAAGTGTAGGCGCTGTGACGGAGTAGCGCTGGCTGCAAGCATTACACCTGCATACCGATTATCACTTTCTGTCGATCCTGTCTGGTAGACAGATCCTAGTCCATTAGGAAGAGCCCACTCGTTATGCGTGTGATAGTGACCTACGAAAACGTCTCTAAACTCCCAGGGATAGCTGCCAGACTGCCATCTAGCGACGTGCTGGACGATTGCGCCAGGAGAAGCAAAGCCGTTACGACCTACCTCGTCACCGTGAATTAGGAGAGCTCGGTATCCTGCGCCTTTTCCTGTTGGATCTGGGATATGGACTCGCTGTATATCTTCTGGACATTCTTGCCAGGTGAGTCGTTTCTCTTGTGCCAATAGCTGTCGAGCCAATTCATAACACATTCGATCAAAGTTATCGCTACGAGGAACATTGTCCCGCTTACTACCAATACGTCCGTGATTACCCCATTCTGGAACTACAGTGACCTTATTATAGTTTGTTAGGGCATATCGAACGACGTCCACAATTAGCTTAGATACCGTGACATATTGCTCAAAGAGTGTCGCGTCGATCTCGAACGCTTGTCCAGGGAAATTAAAGAGTCCCTCGATCATATCCCCGCCGAACATAATGACGCAGTCATTGACTGGGTGATCGGCTCGCATAATGTCGGTGATACTTACAGCCTTTTCAGCAAAGCTCATAACGCGCTGGTGCATTACTTGAGAGTTATAGCTCGGAGTTTTCTTTGCGCCTTGCCAGTCGGTGAGGTGCCAGAGAGCTACTTCAGCTCGCTTCTTACTTTTGACAGCTTCTCGAGGTTTGACAGGAAGGATCGGCCCCATAGCTAGTACAGCGTCGTGAGCTGCCTGGTGGGTGACTTCGACGAGCTCGTTAGTGCGCTGCTTAGCCTGGAGAAGCTGCTGCTGGACACGCATAAGCGCCTGTCGTAGCTCTTTAACGTCGCTTGATTCGATCCCCTCTGGGAGATCTGCGAACTTATCCTCTAAATCCACGATCTACGATTTCTTTGAAGTGGTGTAGGTAGCCGTACTTATCGTTAAAGCTATCTTCGTGACCTGGATTGTTAAAGAGTCTGACTGACTTGAGAGCGTCCATAAGTAGCGCGACCTCGTATGGCTGTATGTCGTCGATTTTGAGAAGGGCTCCCCAGATTCGTCCGATTGCTGTGAAAGCTTCTTCAGCGTCTCCATAATGATCTTGCCTCTCTTCCAGGATTTCTTCTACTTTGTCTCGCACTTACACTCGCCTTTTCTATGCGAATAGATAGAGTTTTCAGAGATCTTTAAGCCTTCAGCTCGTAGCGTCTTAGTAATAAGATAAGGAGCTAACTGACTAGCTAAAGCGGATTCCAGCGCCTTGCGGTTTTTGTCGTCAAGAGATTCTAAGATCGCCCTAACTGGGCATTGTTGCTTCTTAGGTTGATTCTTAATAAAAGCTGCCTCTAAGTCCATAGCAGCGGAGTCTATCCCTAAATATGAGATAGAGAGTTACGACACGCTATAGCAGACCTTCGTAAGCTAGGTCAAAAGTGTCGCACTGATCGTCCACGTCACGGTACAGCGGGATCAGTACGGTAGTTGGAGTGTCCATTACTTTTGATCCATATTGTTAGCGTAAGGCGTGATGATATGAGACTCAGGCATAACGCTAGGAGAGGTAGACGGGCTGTGCGGTACAGCTCCACCACCGAGAGCTGCAACAGCTACCAGGACAAGATGATGAGCGTCGGTCGAGAAGTTGCAAGCGCTCCAGGTTGTCATAGCCGTACCTGACGCGAGAGCTACAGCTTTAGGGTTAGAAATAGGTATGCGGATCACGGTAAGTCCTTCATCATTCGAGCGTAGGTAGCTTGTCCGAGTATGCCGTCAGCTGTGAGACCGTGACCCTTTTGATAAGTCTTTACAGCTGCTTCGTCGGCTGCCGTATAAGCTGCATTGACAGCTACAGCTGGAATTAACCCAGCCTTGAATAGCGCTTTTTCGACAGCGGTAGCTACAGCTGATTTGTCGCCTATTTTGATCGAGCCAAAGGGAGGAGCCACGAAAGCTGTGGTCGATTTTGTAACAGCTGGCGTAGAGCTGTGAGTCATAGCCATTCCACCACCCGTAAGAGCTGTGGCACCAGCTACGCCTGTAGCTACAAGCTTATTTGTGCCTAGCGATTGAGCTGGCTTCATTGAGGATTCATAAGCTGGACGACAGATAGCCAGGACGTAAAGGTAGGCGCGGTGGCGTAGGTAGCAGCCGTCGCCGTTATTTTGGTGGGTAACCGAGTTTTCTGGGCCAGTGTTAAATCCGACGGTAGTAATGCCGTCCCTGGAAGCTGCAACGACGATCTCAACGTGATCTGCCTGACCGTTACCTGACCAGCTAAAAAACACTATGTCGCCTGGTTTTGCGTCATATTTACCAACTACTGCGCCCTTAGCCTGGAACCAGGCGAGCCCAGCTGGGCAGTAGGCAAAACCTTTAGGAGTTTGAGCTGCTACCAGGTTAGAGAGATTATTTTGAGCGAATACCCAGGAGATACCCATAGCGCAGTAGGGCTCATTAGGGATTCCATACCAGTCACCGTAAGGATTCTGGTTATTCGGCCCCTCAACGAACCCGACCTGCTGTTGAGCAGTTGTAACGATATCTAAAGCTGTAGCCACAGCCTTAGTCTACTTTGTAGTCTTAGGAGTTTCCTCAGCGACGACTTTGTTAGCTTCAGCGATCGCAGCGTCTACAGCTGGAGCTACGAGAGCTGCTGGAGCTCCTGTCTCAGCTGAGATTGTGTTCACGAGAGACTTTGGGTTGATCTTTGCCAGGATAGGCACGAGAAGCCCACCGACAAGGCCACCAATAACGATTTCTTTAGCGGTGTGAGACTTGCCTGGGAAAGAGTAGGTAGCGTACGCAGACGCGACTACACCGTAAAGGTAGTGCTCGACGAGAGCTTTATTCTGGGCTGACAGCTTGATCTTCATTTGATCCCTTTCCAGAGATTAGGTTACGGACGAACTTTTCTGCCTCGAAATCACTAGCTGAGGCGTGGTGGATACCACCGACTCCTCTATGATGAGATTCGCATAGCCACTCAAGGTTGTCTGCTGATTCTACCCAGGCTCCGACCTCTTCTGGGTTAGAGATTCCTGGGTAAGCAGCTTCGAGCCACTTTAAGTCCACGTTATTCTGGGTAGCGAACTCAACGTGAGAGTGATGGAGCTCTAGTCCTCCATAGCACTCAGAGAGATCCTGACGAGCTCCTCCGATAGCACAGACTGCTGTGGCTTTAGTGCGCTCGCGGTAGGCGTTGAAGTCTTTGTAGTGCGGGTCGTCCGTGCGCTCAGGGTGCGCTGGATAGTGGACAATATACGAGTTAGTGACTTTTTGATCGTGAGCCTCCATTTAGAGCTCTAACTTTGTCTTAATAATCGCCTGGTTGATCTGAAGCTCGTGGAGAGCTTGATCCTGCCGATTGAGTTGATCCTTCATAGATCCCCCACCATTTTCGTAGAGTTGATACTCGATACGAGATAAGCGCTTGTCCATCTTCTTAAACATACGGTTAAGCCAGAAAATCGGTGCTCCTATGATTACAGCACTTTCCAAAATTGCCCAGACAGCGTTTGAGACAGTGCTTAGGTTATTCCAGAAGATCATTTGCGCCCTTTCGGGTTATGTATTAGGCCCAGGTAATGATCTTAATTGTACCTGTTGAGTCCACTGCTTTGAGTTGGTTTGTAGAGCTGTTGATCCACATATCCCCATTACGACGATTAACAGGGTCTGTCGCTAAAACAGGAATGGTAAAACGCTGGGCTGTTTCAAGCTTACGGATACGCTCGTTAAGATCTGCGAAATATGTATAAAGCTCTGGATACTGATTTATGTAAGCCATAGCGTCCTCAGTTAGCCGTATTTGTTAGCGTAAGTGTAACGCGCTCAGGGCCAGCTTCACCTGGTTGCACCGTCAGAGCTACGATTCTGTAGTTAGTATCAAGCTCGGTAGGGAAGCGCTGATCTGTAATGCGTAGACGCGCCTGGTCTCCGATATTGTAAGTACCAAAGATAGGATCGACATAAGCTGGATAGGTCAGCTTGATCGTTGTCGGTGGGTAAGAGACAGCTGCAACCTGACCAGCTGCAAGGTTATTGAGCAGCGTTGAGTCGAAAACGTCTGAGTAGCTAGCTTGATCCTCCAAAAGAGGCCAGCCACTAGCTGTCTTAGTCGTGTCTACAGCTGTGGCGGTAACACGACCAGGGTTAGAGCCAGCTCCGATTGCATAGATCGTATTAGCTGCCTTCGATCCGTCCTCTGGGTATTCGTACTCAACGATATTGCCAGCTGGAAGCTCAAAGGTAGGGACGGTAGCTGAAGTCGAGCTGTAGGTATTACCTAAGCGTGGATAGCCCAGCTTGAGAGTCTTAGTAGGGTTTCCGTCACCGTCGTAGGCGACAACGATATTGAAGTCAAAACCCTGGCTGTTACGAGAGAGATCCTGGATAGCTGCAAAGTAAGTTTTAAGCTCGTAGTCGTAGATCGTGCGCGAGACCAGGATTCCAGAGGTTTCAGAGCCGATCTGCACCCCGATATTTCCATAAGGGACGGACTGGGCTGCCGTGACAAGCTGCTGGACGATTGAGAGCTGATCCTGGTTTGTATAGACCTGGGTAGAGGTAATACGACGACGCTCAAAGTAGGACTCGAACTCACGAGCTGTAATCTTCAGCTTCTGGTTAGAGCTCGTATAGTCACGAGCCCAGATAATGCCACCCCAGACGAGAACGCCAGAGCGATCGACATAGATAGCGCAGCGACCTGGGATCGTTGAAGCAGCCACGTTTAAGCCAGCTGCATTAACGCCAGATAGCAAGAGCTCACCCTGGAAAGTCCCAGCTGTGTTGAGCTGCTGGGTGAAAGATACAGCTGTAAGCGGAAGCTCAGCTAGGATCTGATTCGTAATGACGTCAGCTAGCAGATAGCGGTATTGGGTAGCCATACGACTACCTTACTATTCGGCTGGAGTTACAGGCTCGACAGGCTTCGGTGGGTTGTTTAGATTAGCAACAGTTTCCTCAGCCCACGCAGTTGCTTCCTCTTTTGTCCAAGCCTCGTGAGGTGTTGCTGGATGCCAAGGTTGAAAGATGTCGGGTGCGCCTTCATCGTTAGGAGTTGCAGAATTAAAAATGCTGACGGCGTTGTTCTCGTCAATCGTGTATGTAATAGCCATTATGGTCTTACCCCTTCCCAAGTCAATTTCATTGTTTTGTGATGCGTGACCCGCACATTTGGATTAAACCAAATCTCGTAGCCTTTTGCTTTAACGTGTTCACACCACGATAAATCCTCGCCAATCATAGCAAAGGTGTAATTCTCGCTATCTTTAAACTCGGTAGTCGTGATCGCTGACTGAAACCACGGGCGAGGCAAGCTCTCAAACACGCCTGATTTCACGCATACGAAGCCAAATCCGACCCCACCGACTTTCACCGGTTCTTTCATTTTCAGCACTTCTTCATAGGTATAAGGCGCACCTAATTTATCTCGATACGCAACGACTTCTCCGTTAGCCAAAAGATACGCGCCAGAAATGATGTCCTTTTCTGAGTTGTAAAGAGCCAAGACATCTTCCGGAGTAAAGGCGATGTCTGAGTCAATCCACATAAGTTTGTCGTATGTAATCTTGCCTTCGAACGGGCGGTTTTCAGATAGTGAATTGACTTTAGTTCCACTTAGCGTCAGTTCTCTAGCATCTGAAACGTGAGAAGAATAATCGTTTGCAAAACCCCACGTGATTCCTTGTTTATTTAACTCAACAGATACATCTAGCAAACTTTTAACATAACTNCTCATNAANGAATGACCCGGTGTGCANATCATTAAATTAACGTGTGGTANTTCTTCCATCTTTGCCCCCTGAGATGTTATTAGTTGATTGCAGTATTTCCGTTGCTATAGATCGTATAAGAAAGAGCAGGGTAAGTTCCATATGCAACGGCACTGCCAGCCGNATACAATGAAGTCAATCCTAAAGAAGTTCCATAAATAAAAGTGGCCGAGTTTNACGCATTGGTCGAAACATTGTATTGGGTAGAATCTGCCCAACCAACCCAAGTCGTTCCGTTAGTCGAAGCAAAAATGTAACCATTTCCAGCGCTAGATTTAAGAAAAAATGTATTATTGACAAAAGTTAAAGCGTCACGATATGAAGCANTTAAAGGCGCGCCAAGATAGGAGACAGTAACGCCCGTCCAGGTTGTTCCGTTGGTTGAGATGTTTATATTTGCGCCCGATATTGCGTTATTGGCTACGATTACAAAAATACCATTTCCATAAGCAATGCTTGTCCATTGGTAAGTTGTTTGTGTAGCAGTACGAGCTGCCCAAGTAATCGAGTCTGTAGATGAAACAATCGCACCAGTAACTCCACCAGCAACATAAACTCCGTTACCATAGCCTACACAAAACAACTGTGAAGTTGTTGAAGAGTTGCGAGTTGTCCAAGTTACTGCATCCGAAGATGATGCTATGTTTCCTGTTGCTGAAGTGGTTTGACTGACTGCTACATAGTAACCATTACCGCTTCCATAAGTAAAAGCTGTGGTATTACCGCCGTATCCAGTAACAGAACGAGAAGCCCAAGTGACGCCGCTATTGGTAGATGAATAAATGTAGGCATCTGATGTATTACTGTGAGCAGCAAGCACAACCGTTCCAGTTGAGTTGATCCATACAGATGCAGATGAAGTTCCAGTATATGCTTGTGTTGTTGTAAGCGAGTTCACACCGGTATTCGCATAATAGGTGCCGACTGTTCCAACGCCAACATAAGTATTGCCGCCATCAGAACCTGCTATTGCAAAAGCGGTTCCATTCATATATGCATCTCTAACCGAGTTAGTCAAAGTTCCCGGCAATACAACAGCACTAGGCGCAACAGCAGAGTTTCCGATTGTAAAATTGTTTTCGGTAGTGGTTAATTTTATTGCAGCATAAAAAGGGTTTGATTGCGCTGTAGTGCTGTTAAACATTCTGTAAGTTAAATTATTACTTAGCGCACTTATAAACGTGGCTGAGTTTGGCGTTCCGTAGGCATAGACAATGTAGTTTCCGGCAGGCAAAGTAAATGAAGAATAACCCTGTGATGCGAAACCGCTTGCTACGACTGCGCCAACACCAGGAATAGCTGAAGCTGAAGTTGCTGGAAGGTTTGAGATACCCATATTACGCCACCGTCATTCCTGAGATATGTAGATTTACGAGTGGAGAAGAAGCTGATCCCATTACCAATTTTGTTGTAGTAAGGGTTTGCTTTAGGTCAATAGCTACTGTCGCGTTAGCTGCGATTGACTGCTGGAAAGCGATACAGACGGTATCAAGGCAGATCGTGTAGGTCTGAGCAGCTGAGGATTTGTTAGCGACGAGGATATTGGTAGCGATTGTTGTCGTCGAAGCTGGGACGGTATAGCCAGGGCCGTACTTTCCGAAAGCTCCCTGGGTTACAGCTGTGGTCGCAGCTGTCTGAGTTGTGACGATATAAGAGAAGGTCGTTGTAGACGGTACTGCGATTACCTGAATCTGGGATCCGTCATAGATCGTATCGCCCAGGGTCACATAGATCATATCTCCCACTGAGAGACCGTGAGCTGAGCCAGTCGTCAGGGTAGCTACATAGTTTTGGACTACTTTGTTGCTGACGGTAAAGCCTGAAACTACAGCTGTGTTAAAGGTGGCTAGTCCAGTTGGAGAGACAGCCGTTGAAGATTGAGTAGCTGTGGTCGATACATAGGTGAAGGTTGTACCAGTAGGGATTGAGTTGATCGCCCAGGTACCGTCGTGGGTAGCGTCTACGCCCTGGATTGTGACGATTGTGCCGACCTGGGTAATACCGTGAGCTGAAGAAGTCGTGATCGTGGCAAGGTTGGTGGTGATTGCCTTGTTGCTGATTGCGAAACGAGTTGAGGTTGTACCGAGGACTGGAGCATATCGAGCTAGCAGTGCAGGTGTATTAGTTGCCATTAGTACGCTCCCATAAAGATTTCAGTTTCGACGTTCGCTAAGCTGATTGTACTAGCAATAGGCGAGGTGGATAGGACTCGGTTATCTGTGATATTTGCTGAGGTAATAGTAGTCACGCCAGCTCCTACCGCGAGGGTAGCTAGCAGGATTGAGTTAGTAGGGGTGCTAGGAGCCACTGGAGAGCCAGCTGGAGTACCTGCGACCACCTGAAATACGACGCTGTTGAGGGAACCTGTGTAGTAGGCGTCATTGACGGTAGCTACGACAATATCTATTCGAGGGTTAGAAGGGTTAGCTGTGGTCACCGTAAGGGTAGTAGCTGCGTCGTTGTAGATCATATAGGTACCCATATTGGCTTGATAGGTACCTACGATTGCTGCCCAGCCTGAAGCGACTACGACTGACATACCTACTGGAGAGTTAGCTGTTACAGCTAGATCGGCAGCGTTAATAATTCCTGTAGTTTTCCAGATTGCCTGAGTCGTCAAGCGATCATTCTCAGCTGGGTGCGAGCCATTCTGCAGCCAGGAGGGAGGGGTGCGTAGTGCCATTTGTCTCCTTAGATATACGCGTTACGCCACGTAACGGTAGCTAGAGTCGTACCTGGTAGTGTACCTGAGCCTGTGAGGTAAAAGAGGTTTGTGCCTGGTGGCGCTGAGAACCAGTTAGATCCACCCGCGACAAGGTTACGAGCTGCTGCGCCATTGACGGTAACTAGGCGCTGATCGAGGTCGATCACCACTGAGTCGGTATTTGAGTAGGTACCTGTGACTGTTATGTAGTTACCCTGATTGACGTTTCCTATGGTCGCGTTTGTGATAGGGCCATTTAAGGTAATAACTGGGTAAGTGGTAGCCCAACCTGTGTTAATAACAGAGGTTGAACTCGCTACAGAGCCACCACCGTAGGTCAGAGGATAGACACGGTTGTAAGTACGACCGAGAGGGTTTGAGACCACCATAGAAGCTGTCTGAAGCGTGTCGTCGTAATACTTAGGATCAGCGCAGAAGAAGCTGTACTGAGACTTGATATATCCGTAGGTGTATTCAGGATCGAGCGTGGTCATATTTGCACGGACACGAGCGTTGATCCGTTGCAACCCGCCAGCAGCTGAAAGCTGGAATTGGAGAGGAGTTGTACCAGTCGTCTGAGGTAGTAGAGCCTGCTGAAGGAGGTTGTAGTTAGCTTGAGCTGTCTGACTGACGTTAATCACGCCACCCGAGGTATAGGTATCGGTAAGGGTGACTGGGATTGTAAAGCTGGTAGGAGAGATTACGGTGATGGTCTGAGAGTTTTGGTTGAAACCAGTGCCAGAAGCGCCCGTAGGGTTTCCTGTTGAGATTACACCCGTGATCGTGACGACCTGGCCTGTGCTCATATAGTGCGCGTTAGCCGTCGTATATGTAATTGTTCCAGTGCCTGTAGCTACAGCTCCAGAGATGTTGATTTTGGCAATACCACCCAGGGTAAGAAGGGTGACCGTGATGGTACGACCTCCAAGAAAATCGGCGCCTGTGAACATACCGTCAAAGTAGCCACGATTGTCGTCCTGGTTTCTGATCTGAGGTAGTCCCTCTAATCCGTCTACCGATAAAACCTGGTGAACAGAGTTACTTCCTCCGAAAATATAACCGTTAAAGGCAAAGGAGTAGTTATTAAGCGAGGTAATTGTTGCCATTACAAGGCTACCTGTCGGTTAGCAGTGCTAAAACGTATAGCGCTGAGAGTCGCCTGTCCAACAGAAGCTGGATCTGGAGTATTTGCTGCATAGAAGTTTTGAGTAATTGGAGGGACAACACCACCTGCAGTAGGACTTGAGCTGCCCAGTGGAGCTGAAGAGCTTGTCGTTCCAGAAGTTGTACCACCTGTTGTAATAATTCCTGGGCCATAAGGTGCAGGAGCCATACCTGGAGCTGCAATATAGCCTCCACTGCCCATAGATCCAATACCCGAAACAGCACCGCCTAAAGCCTGAATCTGAGCTATTGCAGCTTGAATCTTTGTTATGAGAGCTGTGAGCTGCTTATCCGTTTCTGTAGAAATTGCCTTAACAGCCGTGTCGTAAGTGTTTTGAGAAGCCGTCAAAGCAGCTGTCAAAGTATTCTGAGCGTCAGTTAAACCGAGCGTCAGAGCGTTATTAGCTGCTTCCTGAGCTTTGGTGAGGTTAGTTTGAGCTGCAGCGAGAGCTTTATTGAGCGTATCGGTAGCTGCAGCTGCAGCCTTTGTGTGAGCGTCAGTAGCTGCGTCGAGAGCTTTCTGATAGCTGTCGTTTTCTTTGGTAAGAGAATCCTGCAAGTTGGCAGCATTTTTAGCAAGGGAATCCTGAACGTCTACAGCTACCTGAGCATATTGCTGAGCCATAGCCTGAGTAGCAAAGGTCGTACCGTCGTTCATAGTCTTTGCGAGCTGCGTGAGACCATCTTGAGATACTGAGTCGATTTGACCGTAGAGAGACTTAATCTGAGAGGCTGTTTCAGGTGTGGCGTTGAGGACAGCTTGAGCCATATTGTCGCCTACGTCTGGGCCTTTAGCTACAACCTGGTCAATAAACGACTGTGAATAACCCTGAGCTGCGAGGTTTCCAGCGTCTTGCTGAAGCTTGAGGATCTTGTTGAGTTGATCCTGCATAGAGCTGACAAGCCCTGCAGCTGTATCCCCGCCAGCTGTAAAGAGGGTACTGAGGTCAAGCTTTGTGGCACCTTGCCACGCGTTAGTCATAGCGTCGATCGACTGCTGAATTATCGCCTGGCGCTTAGCGTCACCTTGCTGCTGAATCTGAATAGCTGCGTCTGCTGCCTGCTGTTGAAGCTGAGCGATCTTGTCATTATGGCTAGCAAGGAGATCTTCTTGCTTCTGCTGGAAGTCAGCGTCGATCTGCGTCATTTTGTCTTGATAAGCCTGATGAGCATTAGCCGTAGCCGTATCAAAGGTGTCCTGAGCTGCCTTCATAGCGTCGTCGTGTCGGGACTGTAGATCAGCTACCTTGTTGTCGTAAGCTTCCTGAGCCTTTGTGTCACGGTCGATCTTTGCAGCCTGAGCAGCGTCCATCTTGTCCTGACGATCCTTGAGGACAGTCTGATAATCAGTCTGGAGCTTTGTCATTTCATCTTGAGCTTTTTTGAGCGCGTCAGCTTGCTTCTTAGCTGCAGCTGCAGCTTTAGCAGCTCCCTTATCAACGTTTCCACCTGGGACAAGGCCAGTAATATCCAAAGGCTCGCCAGAGGCAGTGCCTCCAGCTTTAGCGAGCTGATCTTTGATATTAGGGAACTTTATGTCGATCTTCTTATTAGCTAGACCGTCAAGCTTGTCTCCGAAACCGCCAATTTCTTTAGCTGCGCCATTGACTGCGTCAGCAATACCCTTGAAGTGACCGCCGATAAACGGTAGGTGTGTGGCAGCTTCAACAACCTTACCGATAGCCCCTACTAGATAACCAAAGGCGTCGATAACGAGCTTCAGAGCGTCTACAACGACCTTTCTGAAGGTCTCTGAAGCGTCCCATAGCTTGATGAATCCTGCGACCACCAGACCGATTGTGGCGATTATTGCAAGCATAGGAAGGTTAGCTGCAACCCAAGCAGCTGCCTGCGCGTAGAGAGCTGCTGTCATATTGACGACAACTGCAAGAAGCACCGTGCCGACGACGACAGCAATAGCTTCCATAACTGCCTTATGGTCACCGAGCCATTTAAGAGATCCGATAAACCAGCTCTCAAGCTTTGTGAGAATAGGCAGAAGGAGGTTACCGATCTTTTCTTTAAGATCCTCAGTCTGGACGCCGATAACCTGCATTTTTCCAGCGTAGGTCTGAGCGTAGGCTGCAGCTTGACCGCCGATTTTCTGATTGAGCTGATCGAAAGCTTTAGCGATAGCTTCATTCTTTGGCAAGTGAGTATCCAGGACGATACCGAACTCACGAAAAGCTCGAGCTGCACCCGTCGTACCGCGTGTCAAAGTAGAAGCAGCTGTAGCGAGATCTTCGTGCTTGAGGCGAGCGTAATCAGCAGCTACACCCATAAGGCGCTGGGACTCAGTGACTGATCCAGTTGCCGTAATCATTTTTGTAAAGGCGTCGCGTGTGTCGTTAGCCTTAAATCCGAGGTTACCCATAGCCTCAGTGGACTTCATAATAGCTTCACGGTTAGCGTCGGTATTGACCTTCGCGTTATTCATAGCTGTACCGAGAGCAACTACTGAAGTCTGAGCTGCTTCAGCTGCCTTTACTGAATCTTTGAGGAAACCCTCGAACTCCGAAATACCTTTTTGGATTGCTGAGCTGGCAAAGGTACCGAGCATAACGGTCTTGAGATTAGTGAACTTTCCAGCTGTCTCCTCAGCTGCAGCTGAGATATTTTTAATGCTCGTTGTAGCTTGATTTACGCCAGTCTGGACGCCCGAGGTCTCAAGATTGACGGTGATATTTAGTGGTGGGATTTCACCTGCCATTTACTATCCCCCCAAAGGTCTGAACGAGTATGCCAGGATCTGACTGAGCTGCCCCGACGTGACAAGTCCAGTGAGCGCAGGCTCCATATATGGGTATTTTACCCCACTTGTCCAACGAGGGTTTCCTAATTCAAGCGCACGAGCATAGACAGCACCTGCTCCAGCTTCAGCTGTGTAGCTACCGAATCCTCTACGACTAGAGCTGTATGTCATAGAAGTAAGAAGATTTCCTGTACCTCTGTTAGGGCCTTCACCGCTGCGTGGGCCGATATGCGGGTTGTATCGGTAATACTGATTTCCCTTACGAGAAGTAACGCGCACTGGAGGGTTAGGAGCTGAGTCTGCGTTTTTCTTTGCGTTGATATAAACCTGGCGAGCTATCAAGCCCATAGCTGCTTCAGAAGCCTGGTCAAAGCGAGCAAGCCAGCGTTTCATACCAGCCTCGAACTCAGCAAAGTTATCGCTCACTGCTGCGCTTGCTCCATCTTCTCTTTTTGCACTTCGTCAAGGGTATCAGCGATCGCCAGTAGCCAGTCGGCACGATTAGCAGGCAGATCATCTACCTGGTTAGGCGTCCACCCAAAGCGATCAGCAAACTTAAAATAAACCCATTCCTCGTCTGGGTAGTCCAGATCGGGGTGACGTTGAAAGCCTTGAAGCGCTGTTTTTAGGCGTTGGAGCTTTCTGTAGTCGCTTTTGGGTCTGCCTCATTCTTGTCATTCTTAGCAAGAGTAGGGAAGAGGATCGCGCTAATATCTTCAGAAGCTTTGACCAAAGCGTCGTAGTCAGCGATCTCGAGCTCTTCAAGTGAGTCAAGCTTGACTGAAGGGATAAGGAGGTCGAAAGACCAGTCCTCAACGATTGTGGCAATAAGAGACTCGCTGAAAGCTAAGCCCTTAGCAATTTCCCCTGATAGTCCGTCGCCAGCCTTGATAACACGGTTGCGATCTTTGACGCGTAGGGTTGATGGATCTTTGAGAGTAACTGTAGCTCCAGATGGGAGCGTGATCTTTGTGCTTGCCATTATGCCTCCTAATAGGTTTCCCATATCTTAGACGAAAAAAGCCGAGTAGGGGAATCAACTCGCTGGAAGGCACTCAGCGGGTGATCCCCCTACTCGATATTAGGGTTTAGAGGTAAGCAGCAGACTTAGCGTTTTGGATAACCCACTTGATAGGTGAGTATCCGACTGTACCTGCGTCTGTGAGGTTACCCTGAGCGTTAATGTCTACTGTGATTTCGACATAATCCTTAGAGCGCTCGATCGCAGCAGCTGTGTAGGCACCCTTTGTAAGAGTTGCCTGGATCTGTGTAGCTGAAGATCCTGAACCTTGAGCCCAGTTAAAGACCAAAGCAGGCTGAGTGTTGGTCAAGAAGTTAGTGAGCTGGGTATCAGCTTCCATAAGGAAAGTGACCTTGCCTGTAACTTCGAGAGCTCCTACGAACACCTGGTAAGGATTTTGTGTGTTGCCGATACCAAAGATAGGGGTTACTGGACGCTTCATATCGAGGTTTCCAGTGACAGAGTTGGAGACTGTTGTACCCGCTACTGAAACTGTGCCGTACCAGACTGGTGTAGGCAAGATTGTTGAGAAGCTAGGGGTAGGGGTTGAAGCTGTAGTTGAAAGCCAGCCTGTGCTTTTTGCGTCGTACTCAAGAAGTCCCTCAGAAGTGAACTTGAGAGAGAAATCGTGGAACTGGATACCAGCATAAGCACGGACGTTAGCTGCGTAGAAGTCAGTCAGTGTGAAAGAAGCTGGCTGAGCGTCTGCAGCTGTAGCTGTAGCGTTTTTGAGAGAAATTGTGTGGGTATATGGTGCTGTAGATCCAGTGAGAACGTCCTCACCGAGGAGTCCTGCGATTGGGAAGCCGATTGTGTCTGCAAAAGCTGCTCCACCGAAATCGAAGGTTGAGTTACCGCGACCCTGGATATAGTTGTAATTCTTAACGAGTGATCCGCGTAGACCCTCATCATAGAGTGCGCCGTACGCATCAACTGGCTTGAGGGTTGAAGCTAGGACTGGGATAAAGGTAGTTGGTGCTACTGGTGTTCCCTTAGTTGTCTCTTTAGCGATACCTAAATACGAACGGTGGGTATTTTGTACTGACACTATTTCACGCTCCTACGGTTGAGTCAGACGAGGCTGACGGTGCTGGTGTTACTGCTGGTGTTACTGGTGCTGCTTTTTTGCCTGAAGCTGGAACTACGTCAGCTGCAGTGAAGTCAGCTGGAGCGTCGAACGTGTCGCCTGGGTTTAGTGTCAGTACAAGCGTAGGGAACTCACGAACCGCGTCGCCTGTGTAGGTGTAGCTTGCCATTATTCTCCTATGCCTGGATCATCTCAGTAACGTCAAAACGAAGCTCTGCGAAAGTTTCAGTGGCGCCGTTGTCTGAGGTCACTGGCTCTCCGTAGAGACAGTCGATCGCAGGCTCAGCACCCTGCCACACTAGATTTCCAGTCGTGTCACCGAACCTGTGATCTGCTCGCAGCGTTGCCTTGATGTTGTCTATAAGTGTATCAAAATCTGCCATAGCGTCCTCAGCGTCTCTTTGCACTGAGTGGTGAAAGACCTGCAATACGACCGTGAAATCAACTTGCTTCCAGCCGTTTGTAGCTCCACCGATAGCAATACGCTTTTCGCGCTCGCTCTGGATAAAGATTACAATCGCTGATCGAGAGAGCTGCCCAGCTGTGGAATTGACCTGATAGTTAATACGCTTAGGGAAAGAGGTAAAAATCTGATTAAGCGTAGGGATACTCGCATTTTTCAGATAGGTGTAAAGAGTCGATCTAACCCCAGCGCGACCTGCCATTTATCGAACCTTACGGAATGGACGCAGAAGCTCTTTAGCCAGGGCAAGGTCTGAACCGATAACGTCCTGAACGCTAGGGCCAGATGTAGCTCGAGTGGTGACTGCCATAGTGAGCGAGTTGTCGCCACGAACTTTGAGGAAGTCTGTGACCACCAGGATCGCAGCTTCTTTTACAGCTGCAGGCATACCTGAGAAGGCTGCGTTGGTGTGGGTATAGGCCATAGCTGTAGTGAGCGTGACTGGGTTAGCTCCGTAGACATAGTTAGAAGCTACCTGCAAGCGCTCGCTGTACTGACCGTCGTAGAAGTTGATGATCTGACCAGGCAAAATACCGACAGGGTTAGCGACTGTTACGCTTTTTGATCCAGCTGTACCTGAGCCAGTGGTATTGACATAGCCAGCTGTGTAGTTGTAATTGACGTAAATCTGAGATCCAGTCGAAGGTGGGAAGCCAAAGGCTAAAGGCCCCTGCGAGCTGTATGAGAGGCTTGTCTGAGCGATTGGATAGATAACCTTATCCGACTCGAACCAAAGCGGTGTGAGGTCATTTACGACCGTTAAATTGGTAGGTGTGGCGCCGTAGCTGAGTGAGCTTATGGCAATAAGAGGCGTGATCTCTGGACGGATAATGAGGTTACCCTGGGGAGTCATACGCGTACGCTTCTGCTCCGTTACAGAGCGAGCGATCAACGATTGGTTGAGGTGAGTGTTGATCCAGGAGCTAGCGCGACCGATAACGGTAAGAAGCTCAGCGTCCTGTTGAGCTGAGGTACCGCCGACAACTAGGTTGTCATAGTCGATAGCTGTAGGAGCATTTTTGTATTCAGCAAGGGTTAGGTATTCGTCGTCCTGGTAATACGGTGTGTTATTAGTTACTACCGTCGTTGCCATACTCTATATCCCCGTCCGTGCGTGGTGTGGACTCGTTGGTCTCTCCACAGCGTGAGCACTTTCTAAACCAGCTACCGAAACCGCATTGGGTACAAGTGTACCCGCGAGCGCTATCGCCTGCTGAGTGCCTAGCTAGATTTTCCTCGACGAAACCCTGGCTCTTGAGAGCTTTAATATCGCTGGCGTTTGAGACTTCATACATTCCAGCTTTGTCAGCTCTGTAGCGTCTGACGCCTGATTGACTTTTGATATTTGTCTCTTTAACGTAACCGTCGCGTGGTACTAACCGTGCCATTTTTGCCTCCAAAGTGATAAAGGGAGAGAGCCTAAGCTCCCTCCCCCTATCTTATTCAGTTTATGACTATGCAGCTGTGATACCTGAAACGATACCGTTCCAAGCAGGAGCTGAACAGAAGAAGGTACCTCTGAAGTAGGTGCTGAACTCATAAGCAAACTGAGTTACAGGCCATTGGATACCCATATAGTCTTGAACGAGGTAGTTAGACCAAACGTCTGAAACCTCTGTGTCAGGAATTGGAAGTGTCCAAGAGATAACTGGAGCTACGCCCTGTGGGAGCCAAGGGTGAACGATCAAATCGACACTCTTGCCAGTTACTTCATTGACGATACCACCAACGACTGAACCGAGGATTGCTCCTGAAGTTTCGTCCTGAGTGATGTTGAGACGGTAGTTAGCGTTAGCTGCACCCTTGATCGAGTCAGAGAGCTGCTTACGGTCTGAACCGTTGATGAGGATAGCGTCTGGATCAGCCTTTACAGAGTTGTAGAGACCAGCGAATACTGTCTGGAACTCTGTACCTGGGTTGCTGTTCGAGAAGGCGCCAGCGATATTGTTGATATATCCGCTTGATGATCCGAGGAGAGTAGGAAGGATTCCGTCATATCCTGTTGCATAAGCAGAAGTATCTGAGCTAGCGCGTGAAGCAAGAGCGCCAGTGGTCTTAAGAGGCCCCTGGTTTCCTGTTGAAGAAGTAGCAGAACCGCCAAGTGTAAACACTGTGCCTGTTGTGCGTCCCTGGAAGTAAGCGTTAGCTACACCAGTAGTTGTACCGACATATACGTTGTAAGCAATAGCGCCTGTTACTGGAGCTACTGTGATTGTAAGTGCCTGTGAAGTAGTTGCCTGTGAGACAACTGTTGTAACTACTGACTCACCGAAACCGCTTGAAGAGATACCAGCGTCAGATGTTACATAGACGTAGTAAGTATTGTTTGGAAGAGCAGTTACTGAACCTGAAGCAGATACGGCTGCAACTGTAGGTGTAGCTGGAGCAGCGAGAGCACCTGAGTAGCCTGTAGCTGTACCGCGACCCATAAGCATCATTCTTTCTTCCATAAGCATTGTTGCATAGAGGGTAGAAGTTGATGAAAGCTGACGGAGATCCTGGTATCCGAGGCCTGAGAAGTTAGCGTCGAATGAAACGCTATCTGACAAGCTGTAGGAGTTGTAAGGCAAGACAATATCGTCTGCTGTGTAGCTGATCTTTGGGCCACGCTCGAAGTTGATTGAACCGAAAGCAGTAGTTGTAGTTTCAGATACGCCAGGCCAGATCTGTCCTTGTCCACCAGTACCAGTACCTGTGTAACCAGTAATGCGCTTGATACGGTGTGAAGTACCGACACCCTTCTTACGAGGGATACGGTTACGAAGTGGTGTTGGACGTGGTGTCAAAAGCTTTGCAGGTGCTTCGAGGTCGAAGGCTGCGAAAGATGTTGAGAGTGGGCTTGTTAGCGAGATGTCCTTCTGGACGTCCTGCATAGCGAGGCGCTGAGCTGAGATGGCGTTATTAAGGCCAGCTAGAGCGTCAGGTGCGAGTGACTTGTTAGCAGCCATAGACTCGAGAACTGACATAGGGTCAGCTGCTGGAGCTTGTCCTGGAACGTTTGTACCAGCTGAGAGAGCCTTTGCAAGCTCGCCCTGGTACTCGTCCATACGCTTAGCTGCCTTCTTAGCGCTATCGACGTCTCCGAAGAGGTCGGTAGCTTTTGGAGGAGTTAAAGCCAATTTAGTTTCCTTTGTTTAGAGGGTCGGTTTGATTAGTCCTGGTCGTCAGACTTGCCAGCCTTAGAGAGAAACTCCTTCTCTAGTGCCTTATAGCCCTTGACCAGAATTGGGTCAGATGTTGCTGCTGCCTTAGCGCGATATTCCGCTGCCTTTAGCATTAGCTCGTTTGTTTGTGTGACAGCAACGCGACCAGTGCGCTTTGGCCCACCAGCTGCTGCTGCCGACTTTGCTGCTACGAGCTCTGACTCAAGAGCTACCGCCTTCTCTTCAGCTGCCTTAGTTGCAACTTGAAGGGACGCGATCTCTGCTCGGACTGATTCAGTCGCCGTCTTTACAGCTTTCTCTACGATTTCAGCTACTACTTCGTCGTCGAGAACTTCAGTTTCTGCAGCTTCTTCAGCTGCTGCTTCTGCTACAGGCTCTTCGCCTTCTGCAGACTTGATTGACCCAGCGTTTTGCTCTGGGGTCATAATGGTCGCTGTCGATACGTTAGCTGTTGTAGCGATACCTGCATTATTGCCAGGGATCTGAACAGTTGTCTTACCGTGATCCTGTCCAGGCATACCGCAGCCACACTCTAGGCACTTGCTGATTGAGGCTGACTTAGCCATAGCGCACTTCATACAAGGGGTCTTATCGCAGCCACCTTCTTTAGCGCAGGCAGCGCAGCCGTCGCAGTCGCAGCCCTTTGAGTCGTAGTCGCTGTCAGCTTCTTTAGCTGCCATCTCGATTGTTGAACCTGACATATCGTTGGTCTCTCCTTCTTCTTGTTCGCCGTTGTACCAGTTGAATAGGTGCTTGAGAGCCGATACGAGGGTCTCAATATCGTCACGCTCGTCTGAACCGTCAGCCATTTCGCCAGCTTCTGTGATGATGAGCTGAGCTAGTGCGCGACGAGCTGTGTCGTATGACGCCTGATCGAACTTAACTTTGTCTCCCTGAGCAGCTTTGTGAAGCTCCAGGATTGTTTCAGCGATTGCGGATTTCTTCACATTCCACCCCTCGGGTAATTTATCGACCGCGTTTAGAGCGCGAGCGCGTTGGATTATATGTTTCTTTGTAGCTGCTGGATCTTTAGCGCGTCCGAAAGCTTGGATAGCGTTTTGTAGATCGGCAACAGTTTTAATTGGGTATGAGCCATCTGGCATAGCCTGGCCTGCGTCAGCTGCGTCCTCACGCTCTTGAGCTGTGAACTCGCGCTTTTCGATTAGCTCTTCTGGGACAGCTGCAAGTGTGCTGTCTCCACCGACTGACTTAGCCAATACGAGCTGACAAGTAGGGTTAGCTGGACGATCGACGAGTGAGAGCTCCACGATCTGTCCATCTACGATACGACCGTTAGCAGCCTTGTTATCGCGTACTACGCGTGGGCCTTTAATTCCGATTGAGAAACCTTTGAGAACTTTGTGCTCAACTTTGAGGATAGAGTTTTTGTCTACGACTTTGGCTGTGACGTAAAATCCGTCGCCCTTTTCTTCGTACTCAGTAGCGACGCCAGCTGCAATAGAGCTGTGTTGCTCACGAATGTTTCCACCAGACTTGAACCATTCTGGCATAGCTCGCTTGAGCCAGTCGTTATCGCAGATCTGCTGGTCAATATCCAGATCGTCTGAAGTAGCTTTGCCGTAGACGGTGAGTGTGCCGTCGTCGTTTTTGTCGTACTTGAAGATCTCTGCATACGAGGTAGCGAAATCATTAGCCATTGGTGCTTTCTCCTTGTTGAGTCTAGCTGCGATACTTTCAGCCCAGGATTTTCCAGCGTCTCCACCCCAGGCGTCCCACGCGACGCGACCTGGAGAAGGAAACCCCTTCTCGCCCTGATTAAATCCTTCTGCTTTCTTATCAACTTCGTGACGAGCAAAGAAGCTCACCATTCTGTTGATAGTTTCAGCAGATACACCTTCACGAGCTGCAAGCTGTGAAGCTCGAGCGCGACCTGTATCCGTGAAACCCCCGCCTGCGTGACCCTCAGAAATCCAACCAAGAGCCCGCTTCGCAGCTGACGCTACGCCTGCAGGTGGGACGAAACTTTCACTCATATTTAGTTTTTATGCCGAATAAATAACTGAAACAGCGCCTGTAGCGGTACCTGCGGCTGAAACTGCATAAAGAGAATCATTACCGTGCATCCATATTTGGACACTACCTGCTGCGGCAAGATTTTGGCCACCATTTACACCAACTGT